TATTCCACCAGTCCAAGATGCTAAAGGTGGTTCTATTACTATTGCTCGGAGAGTAAATCAAGATAAGACTGCTAATTTTGCAAATGCAGATGCTTATAGAAAAAAAACTCAACTTGCAGGAAATGCTGGGGCTAACGGAGTTCAGCAAATTAACTTTCCGATGCCCAAAAATAAAAAAGTTGTTTATGAAACAATCACAGTTCCGATGCCTGTCTATATTGATACTACTTATACTATTAGCATTAGAACGGAATACCAACAACAAATGAATGAGGCAACACAGCCTTTTGTTACATTTTCTGGTGGTATTAATTATTTAAAATTAACGCATGATGGACATTCTTATGAAGCATTTATGCAGCCTGAATTTTCTGCTGAAGGGAATGTGGCAGAACCGGGTGAAGAAGCTAGATTTTATGAAACTAAACTTAGTATAAAGGTATTGGGGTATTTAATTGGCGCTGACAAGAACGATAAACAGCCTCAAATTGTAATTCGAGAAAATGCTGTTGATGTTAAGAGCCCTCGTGAAAGAGTTATGATGGGAGATGAACCAGATTGGGGACCGATTGGAGGCCCAAAGGGAAAATATCGGTCATAATCATTCCTTTGTCTTTTCGAGCAATAAGCTACTATTTATTAGAGACTTTTGAAGCATTAAGGAGAAAGACGCATGGCACAAAGCAAATTCAGATTTGTATCACCGGGGATTCAACTTCGCGAACTTGATAGATCGCAAATCCCCGATGAACCACAAGAAGTAGGACCAGTTATTATCGGTCGTGCTCAACGAGGCCCTGGACTTCGACCCGTAAAAGTTCAGAATTTCACAGAATTTGTGGAAATTTTTGGTGAACCTTTACCGGGCGGCGCAAGTGGCGATATTTGGAGAAATGGTAGTGCTGGAATGGAACCGACTTATGGTGCTTATGCTGCTCAAGCTTGGTTAGCTAATGGAACTCCTTTAACTTATGTTCGCTTATTAGGAAAAGAACATAGTGATAATACAGCCACTGGCGATACGCAAGCTGGATGGCAAATTGGTGGAACTCCTGATGGAAGTCGAGGAACTGGCGGAAACGCTGGACCAGGCGCATTAGGTTTATTTGTATGTAATAGCGGAAGTGCAACAGAACAACTTACTGGTACATTGGCCGCAGTTTGGTATTGTGTTTCATCTTCAGTTGAACTTTCGGGTGCAATTCGTCAAGGAACTTCAAATATTACTGGCTCTGGTGTTATAATTAAAAGCACTGCTGCTGGTCCAACTTTTACAGTGCTTGTTAAGGACGAAACTGACGCAATTACCGACACCATTAACTTTAATATTAAAGACGAATCAGCGGGCAACTTTGCTCGAAAAGTTTTTAACACTAATCCTACTCAATTAACTACACGATTATATCCCTCGGGAAGTCGCAGCAAATACTTCTTAGGTGAAACTTTTGAGAGAGATGTGAGAGAGACACTTACCAGTGGATCTGCTGCTGGCGATACATTTGGATTTATTGCGGCTCTCTATAGTTCGCCAGAAACATTGTTGTGGGGCAAAAACTATCAAAGCATGACTCCCGCACAAACTAACTGGATTATCGGACAAACTACGGTAACATCAGGAAGTTCGACGCCTGAAGCTAATGAAGAATTGTTTCAAGTGGTTGCGTTGGACTCAGGCGAGTGGACGCAAGAAAATCTTAAAGTTTCTATTACAGATATTCGTTATTCTAATGAACCGTCCGATCCGTGGGGAAGTTTCGGACTTATGTTGCGCAAGGCATCTGATAATGATGACGCTCCTCAAATTATCGAAAGCTTCTCAAACTTAGATTTAAATCCCAATTCTCCCAATTATATTGCACGACGAATTGGTGACGCATATGCGCGATGGGATGACACAGATCGACGATATAGATATCATGGAAAATATGGAAATAATTCTAGATATGTTTATATCAAAATGAAAAATGAAGGTGGCCCAAGTAGGGACGATCTATTACCAATGGGTTATCAAGGCCCAGTTCGTTGGGGAGCTTTCCAAGTTTTAAGTGGAAGCACTTCTGCGACTGTTCCGGGTACAGCAGCACCAGGCACAGCATTTGAAAGGGCAATGATGAAAACTGTGGGAGCATCGCCTGGTGCTTATGCAGCTTCTATGCCTAATTCGGCAGCAACGTGTGTAAGTGGGATTGATACAGCTGGTTATGTTGCCAGCGGTGCGGACGCTTCGTTTACAATCTTAATACCAATGAGTGCAGGTGGTCTGGGTGGAACGGCTGTTACAATTTTACTTGATGAAAACGCCATAATCCCAGCTGCTGGAGCTGCCAACACAATCACAATTGGCACCTACGCTGGGGCTGAAACCGATGACCTCGCCGCAGGATACATTGTCGAGGCTATTAATGGAGAAACCAATTCAGAAGATCGTATCGTATATGCAACATCAGGAAATGGACAGTCCGGTGATGACTTGGGTATTACTGCTGCTCTCACAGCCGGTGAAACTACTAAAATCACACTTACGATGGATACTGCGGGAACCGATGGTAATATTACTAGTGCGCTGGCTAGCGTATCAGGCGTTGACATAATTGATGTGACGGCTTTTACTGGGGGTGGCTCTCCTTCAAATGCAGAAGTATGGGTCGGACCTGAAGTTTTCAGTGGTTCTTTCCGATTTCCAAGAACATACCTTCGCACGAATTCAACTCAAGGAAACTTAAATGATCCAACGGATGCATATTGGGGTCTTGATACAAACACATATGGCGGAACTCGATTCGACAAAGCATATGAAGACGTTGTTCGCGGACTTTCAGGACTTAGACCTGCTAATGCACCCCGAACAAATATTTCATATTCGGCCCAAGGAAATGTAATTGAATATCAATATGTATTCAGTCTTGAAGATGTGTCTTATCACACTGCATCGTTGGGAACGACGAGCGGTGGTTCTACGGTGCCAGTTGCCACACAAGCTCAAGAAGCTTATTATTGGTCAGGTTCGTATAAGAATGGTTACGCGATTGCTTCTACAGGCTCTGAAACATATAAAACTCTTTTGGATGCTGATTGGAATCAATTTACTGTTCCAATGTTTGGTGGATTTAATGGTACAAACATTAAACAAACCAATCCATTTAATAATTATTATACTACCACGCCGACCATTTATAACGATTCAAAATTTAATTCAATTCGGATGGCGATTGATTCATGTGCGGATCCAGAACTTGTTGAGTGCAATCTCATGTCAGCACCTGGTATTGGCACAACGACTGAAGCTCGTGGATTGACTAATCACATGTTAAATATTTGCCAACGACGAGCAGACGTGATGGCGGTTATTGATATTGAGGGCGGCTATTTGCCACCACCAGATCGAAGCGGCATCGGAACTGATGCTGACAGCGGCAATCGTGGCAAAGCATCTACAGCCGCAACTACATTAAGAGGACGCCAAATTAACAATAGTTATGGCGCTTGTTATTATCCTTGGATTCAAATTCGGGATGCTGATTCTGGAGTGAGTTTCTTTGCTCCACCATCAATTGCTGCAATAGGCACTTATGCTTATTCGCAAGCTAAAGCCGAACTTTGGTTCGCTCCCGCAGGATTTACGCGAGGCGGACTAACTGAGGGTGCTGGCGGACTTCCAATTATTGGAGTAACCGAAAGATTAACTTCGAAGGATCGTGATAAACTTTATGAAAATAATATTAATCCGATTGCTTCATTCCCGGCTGAAGGACTGGTTGTGTTTGGTCAAAAGACATTGCAAGCAACTAGAAGTGCTTTAGACCGCGTTAATGTGCGGAGACTATTAATTCATGTTAAGAAAGAAATTTCTAGAATTTCATCGACCCTCTTATTTGATCCTAATACGCAAGTAACTTGGGATAGATTTACTGGACAGGCAAGACCTTTCCTTGAAAGTGTTAAAGTAAGGCTTGGCTTAGAAGACTATAAAGTTATTCTAGATACGACTACCACAACACCTGATTTAATCGATAGAAATGTTATGTATGCAAAGATTTTCTTAAAACCAACAAGAGCAATCGAATTTATTGCAATTGACTTTGTAAT